TGTTTTGCGGGCATTGTGGGTCGCTCATGAACGCGAACTCCAATGGACAGCAGAACTACATGTACTATCAGTGCTATGGAAAGAAGATGGTCAAGACGGACTGTACAAAGAAGAACATGCGCAAAGAGTTCATTGAACGGGTTGTAGCCGAGGACGCATTGTCCATGCTTACAGACGAAAACATTGAACTCATTGCCAGTACCGCAGTCCAGACCAATGCCCGTGAAATGGAAAGCGACACGAACATTCCCGCTATCCGGGGTAAACTGCATGAGACGGAAATCTCACTGTCCAATATAACTAAAGCCATTGAAAGCGGAGAAGTCCCGCAGACGTTGGTCAAGCGCATGTTAGAGTTGGAGAAGGAAAAGAAGTCTCTTGAAAAGGACTTGAAACGGGAAGAAAAGAAGATAACCCTGCTGGACAAGGAACTGGTTGTACACTGGTTGGAACAGTTCAAGAATGGGGATATTGAGGATGAAGAATTTGTCAAGTCTCTCATTGATCTGCTGGTGAACTCGGTCACGGTATGGGATGAACCAGACGGTACTTTCCGTGTTCAAATCGCCTACAACCTCACAGACATGCCAACAAAAACGTACCGCCTCCATCCAAACGATAGAGACGGTACGCTATCGGATTTGTCGCCAGTAGACCAGCATTGGAGGACAAATCCGATAATCCACGGTTCCCTTCTTATCCGCACTGTTTCACGTAAGCAGCGGGAAAATTATTACAGGAACCACCCCAAAGTCAGGTCTTAGGGATTTTGAGAACCTGCCCGGTATGAATGGTATCGGAGGTCAGGCCGTTCAGCTTCTTGATCTCCGGGTACTTCGCGCCACTCCCCAGCTTGTTCTTCGCAATCTTCCAAAGGGAGTCACCCTTCTGAACCGTGTAGACCTCATAGGTCGGTTCCGGGGACGTATAGGCAACCAGCTTAATGCGGGTCGCGTCATCGTACACGCCGTTCACGGTCAACTTGAACTCCTTCTGGAAAGCCTTGACAGCGGCCTTAGTCTCGGAACCAAACTCGCCGTCTGCGCCATACTCGGGGAGGCAGTCGGGGTTCCACTTCAACAGAAGTTCCTGCATTTCCTTGACAGCGGTTCCCTCGTCGCCATCAGACAGGCCGTTGATTTCCGGGACGGCAGGAGCCGGGGCCGGGGTCACGTTGTCACCTACCACAGTATAATCCACAGAGCCGTAGCCGTCAATATATGTGGAGGTCAGCTTGTAGGACTTCTTCTTCACACCGCCGCCGTTGGTCACAAGGGAGGACGCGCCGCTGGTGTTGCCCTCAATGGTATAAACCGTGGAGGACGATACCTTGTAGACGATACCCACATGACCGATACGGCCCTTCGCCGTGGAGTAGAAGTAGATAACGTCGCCGGGTTTCGGCTTACCCTTGCCGCGCTTGATATAAGCGTTACGCTTCTTGAACTGGTCGCTGCCAGTGGGGGTATAGTTCGTGAACTTACCCAGCAGCTTTTTCGCCAGTTCCACGCCGAAGCAGGTAATGAACACCCAGTCCACGAACGCTTGACACCACTGCGCGTTCAGGGAGCCAACCCCAGTCCACGCTTTCAGGTCGCGGTTGTACTTCGTGTAGTTGTTGGAACCTGCGTTCGCGGTCTTATCGTCCAAATCCTTGTTGGACTTCTTTTCGAGGTAGCCGAGTTCTTTCTCGGCTACCGCAATCAGTCTTTCAGAAGCAGTCATGTTACTCACCCTTCGCTTTCGGAGTCTCATAGGTCATCGCCAGACGGGAGTCGGACAGGGTAGCGGTAGTGGGGTCGTTCACGATACCCAGCAGGGCCAGCAGGGAGAACACAACCTCCACCACAGCCAGCAGCTTGTTACCCAGTTCTCCGAAGTCCAGCTTGAAGCCGAACACCGCAGCCACGGTCTGAATCAGCAGGAGCAGCATGGGAATCAGGGAAACCCAGAAAGCCTTGTTCTTGATACGAACTTCCCAGTTAATCATCATGTGTATCATCCTTTCTTTGTCCTTCGAGAGTGTCAATACGATGGTGAGCAGATTTCGCGCTCTGCTCAACTATAATCAGCCTGTCCCGCAAGTCCTGAATATCGCTTTTCATGGAGCGCATATCAGACTTTATCTCATTCACGCCATTATTGATATTCTCCAACTTGACAATCAGGGTAGTCGTTTCTGTAGCCATCCTGCGGTCATCCGCTGCATTGTTCCTCCGCAGGTTGGTAATGGCTACTACGATAGCGACAGCCAGCGACAGGCCAGAAATGAGAACCGGGACACTAATCATAGCTTAATCCTCCCCGCCGTCGTAGACTTCGCCTGTGATTTCCTCGAACTGTTCAGGGGTAATCCATCCCTTTTCCACTGCGTCATGCACCTTGCGGATAGACCACAAGCCGTTGTCGTAGTAGTTCTTCACCTTCTGGTACTTACTGGTCGCCATCTTCCTGTACCTCCATTTCCTCGTCCTCGTCATCAATCTCAACGTCGGTCATCATGGCGATGTACTCAACGTCAGCGTTGGTCTTGACCAGCGCAGCTTCAAGCCGCGCACTCTTGCGCCGTTCTTCAAGCAACTGTTCCCTGATTCTCTTGTACACGAACACCTTGCTTCACCTCCACAAATGCTTGTAGTATTTGTCCATGATAAGAATGAGATTGTGGTTGTCCCTGTGCGCCCGCCTACCGGGGTGAGTGCGTTTGTGCTTACTCTCATTCCCTACATGGGCTTTCCAGCTACCATAGCAGCTATCCACATCCTGTCTGGTCATCAAACCCGCCTTTGCGCGTTCTACCAGCTTGCGCAGCTTACGTCTTTCATGGGAAACCTTTTCAGGCAGTACGGTCATGACAACCTTGCCAGTGTCCGTCAGCCTGTACCTGAATCCCAAGAAGCGTATGCCTTGCTTTATGTGAAACAACTGGGTTTTCTTCTTGCTTAGAGTCAGCCCACGGGCAAACACCCAAGCCCTGATCTTCTCCAAACATTCCTGCAAGTACGCCTTGTCAGGGTGAATCAGTATCAAATCGTCCATGTACCGAACATAATGCCTGATATGAAGCTGTTCCTTTATGTAGTGGTCAAGGCCGTTCAACACAGCCAGTTCCGTAATCTGCGTCATTTCCGAACCCAGTCCCATGCCTACATTCGGGTCAGGGCCTTGATTGAAGCTGTCAATTACCCGCCACGCTTCGCCTACGGCCCATTCATCGTCAAGCAGTTTGGCCACAGCGTTCAATGCTAATTCATGTGGCGTACTTCCAAAGAAGTTCGTCAAATCAGCCTTTAGTACCCAGCCGTTTACACTCCTTCCACTCTCCCGGTACTGCCACTGCATGTGGCATATCAGCCTTTTCCTGCCGAGTTCATTACCCTTTCCCAGTTGACAGGCCACATTGTCGTGTATGAAAGAGTTGGTCATCTTCTCATAGAAATACTGATCGCAGAAACTACGCTGAAATACCCTGTCCTTAATCCGGGTACTGACAATATCCCGTTCCTTCGGTTCGTAGACCTTGAACTGCGTATACTTGTCAATGCTATATGTCCCGTCCTCAACACTTCTTTTCAGCTTGTGAACGTTCATTAGACCGTTCTTCACATACCCGGCAACGCTGTCTTTCCACATGACGTTGTGCTTGCAGTGGCGCATTGCCCGGTACAGATTGTCAAAGTTGCAGACTTTATCCTTCACTTCGGATTTATCCATTGGATATAGCCTCTCAAAACATTGTTGGTCGCCGTGTATAGCAATACTACCGTCTGTACGGTAATTGCATCGGACGCGCTGTTTTCGCCGTGATGGAACACGGACAGGGTGACGGTTCCTTGTGTGAGCGCATTGATTTCGGCCTGATAAGGTCTACTTTACTACAAGCATTTCCCACAATCCGGGGCGACACCGTTACTGTTGTTGGCATTGTTGTTGTTCAGATTGCCAGCAGTATTGATGTTACGGACGTTGTTGCCGTTGCCAGCGTTCGGAGAACGACAAATCGTATTTACAACCGTCAACCTTTGTATCTCTGCTCGTCTGATCTTTTCCAGTTCCGCAGGAGGTTTTGTACTTCTTCTACCAGTCCTACCCAGTAGTCTACTTTATCCCCTTCAAGGGAGAATGTATTGTAGGCTATATCAATCAAGGTCAGCAGAGAGTATGTATTCGCAAGCGCAACCGTCTGGTACTTCTTCCGAAGGGAGTACATTTCCCGGTCACTATCCGCATTGATGCTGTTCGCAATCGTCGCGTTGCGGGCAATCTCCACAGCAGCGTCCACGATCTTTGAAGTGATGCACCAGCGGTAGCGTTTCGGAAAGTTGTTCTCGTTACTGCAAATCCGTATGGTGTGAGTAGTCAGGTTGTTGGCCTTTGTAATCACCTGCAACGGTTGCTTGTTCGACTTACGTTTGGACTTGACTACGGACATACTCTCTGCTCCTTACTGCCCCTGTCGGGGCAGATTGTTGATGGTTAGATAATATTACAAGCCGGGGCGACACCGCAACTGCCGTCGGCAGAGCTGAAGCTCAGAAGGCCAGCAGGACCGACGGAACGGACGATGCTGCCGTTGCCAGCGTACGGAGAACGCAGCCACCAATACTGTGCGGAACCGTTGCGGTACTTGATACGGTTGGTATCGTTGCCAGTACCAGCAGCCGACAGGTCGGAGTAATCCGAGTAGTACGGGTAGGGTTCGCCCTCAATCACGCTTGCAACCTCGTTGCCCGTATACGCTTCGCGCCGGGACAGCAGGAAGAAGGTATCGTCGAACTCGTCAGACCCGCCACCATCACAGACGGTATTACGACTCACGACGATATGGGTCTTGCCGAGAACCGCAAGGAAATCTTCGTCCATGCCGTTCATCCAGCCGGGGAGCGTCGCAAGCCACGTCGGGGGCCTGTCGAACTTCGTCTGGGGAGTCCAGAACGTACCAGCCGCACCCTTCGAGTTCAAGAACTGCCGCATCGCGCTTTCGCCGTAGTTGTTGGAACCATAGGCCAGACGATGCAGGGAGTTACGGTTGTTGGCAAAGTCGCCAGCCGGGAGCAGCGTACCCAGAGAAGTACCACTGGAACCAGCCGTCACAGTCACTTCCTCAATGACCGTGGTCGAAGTCGCGCTTGCGTAGGACTGAACCTTCCACGTAGAGGGCGCGGTATCGGGCATACGGTAGAAGCCCACCAACTGCCCGCCAGCGGGAACAGGTTTGGTCAGAGTGAACATGTACGTCTCGTTCAGCTTGCAATACGTTCCCCAGTTCGCGCCTACCGTGATGTAGTAGGTTCCTGCGGGAAGTTCAGCTTCGCAGTAGTAGAACGCTTCTTCACGGTCAAACTGAACCGTGTCCTTGTAGCAGTCGTGCAACTGCAAGGTCAGGGAGTGGGTGAACTGCGGGTCAGCCGGGGTATCATGGTCAATGCCGATAATGTCCCAAACCAACTGAACGCCGCTTTTGTTGCACACAAGCTGATCGCCAATGGCGAACACCCGGGGCGCAAGGCCAGCGCGGACAATGGCCTGAACGTCAGACCATGCGGTAGGTTTCAGGCTACCGCCCTGTGCGGACACCAGAGCCGCAAGGAACTGGTTCTGGGTGTCCATCTTTTCGGAAAAGGTTTCCTCGGAAACCATGTTGAAGATGTTACTCATAATCAACCTCCTGTAAATTCGTCGTAGAGCATCACGGGCTTGCCGTTCCGTACCTGAATAGCAGCCTGATACGTCTTGTGGTTGTCGTTGTCCACGATGTAGAAGGGGCCAGTGACCAACTGGGTCGCGTCCACAGCGTCTTGACAATCCTGAACAGCCTGTGCCATACTCGCTTCATACTGCTGCCTGATCGCAGCGGCAGACGCTTCGTACTCGCTGGTCAACTGTTCCTCGGTTTCCTGAACCTGCTGAATAAGCCGCAGGAGAATGTCGTAGTTGTCATCCTCGCTTATGGCCTGATCGTCAGCCGCCGCCTCCTGAACGTAGAGTTCAAAGAGGGTCGTTTTCAGCACCGTGTCACCGCCTACGATAATAGAAATATCGCATTTCACAATATCGTCCAGTTCCAGCATCCAGTAGGTCAGGGGAACCGTAACCGTACCGTCAGTATTGACTTCCCCGGCAAAAACCTTCGCCTGTTCGTCCTTACGTCGGGCATTGATCGTGACCACGGCAGACGGTTCAACCAGAATCGGGTCGCCCTGATTCAACAGTTGCACTTTGAGAAAACGGGAGGACTTGTCGTACTGCTTCGCAACAATCGCCTCGAAGCGGTTCAACTGCGCAACGTCAACCGTTATTTCCCTCAATATCTGCGCCATTGTCTTTACCTCCTTCCTCTGCTTCTTTTGCCAGTGCCGCCCTGTAGCGGTTAAAATCAGCCTTGACTTCCGCATCCATTGCGGGTTTCATTTCAGCCAAGACCTTTTCCAGTACGTCAACCACCACAAAGGCGGGAAGGCCAGATTTGTTCGTCGCTTCACAGACAGCCGCCATGTAATCACGACGGGCAACGGTAATCGGTTTCAGTGCCATATTGAGTCCTCCTTATCCAATCGCCAGTATCAAGCCGTTTTCAATGGTAATCCACGAAATATCACCGAAATACGTACCTGTGTAAGTATTACCAGAGTTATACTTGATACTCCCGTTTACATACAGGTCAATATCCTGTACCCTGATTTCCATAACGTTGTTACGCATTTCAATGTAATTCGCATAACTGGAAGAAGGGCCAGTGATACGCACACCTGATTCACCGTCCAAGGTCAGTATGTTTCGGTATATACTGCTGCCATAACTTGCTTGCCTCTTTGCAGAAAGAGTACCGACAAGTGTATTGTCGATATAGAAGGTATTTTCACCACCATCCGAAACCGACTTGTAGGTATAGTAACCAGAATTATCACTTGTGGTCAGTTTGCCGTTAATATCAGCACCCGTACAGCTTAATACACCTGCCTCCGTCATGCTCGAATTAGTAGAACTCCACGAAATCTTATCCGCTTTCAGCCTTATGCTATCAGCCCTTTGATCTATCAGGGAGTTCACAGCCGCTTTACCGTCTACCGTACTTGTCACCGTACTGATAATCGCGGAGTCCGTGATTTTCAGTTCAGCAGTGTTCATGCGGGTGGACAGGTCGCAAATCGCATTATCCTTGACAACCGTTGTCCATGCGTAGGTGTTGTTGGAATACTTCACCTGATCGCAGGTGTACAGGTAGGGATAGCTGGTGGACACAGCGGGCAACGATCTTGTCCAGTACCCGGCAACTGTACTTGTGCGCGTCACGTTGCTTGTCGGCGCACTGGGAGCCGTGGAAGAACTCGAAGCGTAGTACAGCGGGATAACCTCGGAAACGCTTGTGCCAGTCGGCCCCTGCGGGCCAGTTCCACCAGCAGGGCCAGTTTGTCCCTGATCTCCATACACACCCGTAATGACCGGGGAAGTGTCCTTAGTCGTGCTATCGCCGTAGGTGTAGGTATGGTATGTCCAAAGATACTTGTCGGTTGCCGTCACACTCTGGGGAGTAGTAGTCCAGCCGCTTGTAGAAGTGGTCACGCCACTACTCGCGCTTGTCGCAAGGTAGTGAAGCTGGTCACTGACAATCGTAGCGTCACGAACCTCTGCCACCACGGTTTGAGTAGCGTATGTACTCGACACAGACAACAGAATATCCTGTGCGGACTGCGAAATGGCACTGTCCGTCTGCGTTTTCGTGTAGTACGACTGCAACTTCGTAGTCGTATCGGCTTTCGCCGCTGCCTCCGCATCACTCGCGGCATTGTCAGCGTAGGTCTGCGCAGTGGTCAGGAGAGTTGCCGCCTCGGATTTCGTTTCATAGCTCCTACTTACTTCCGTCCTAAAGCCGTCTAAGGTCAAGGACATTTGAGCGTCGGCCTCGGTTTTCGTGTAGTACGACTGCAACTTCGTAGTCGTATCGGCTTTCGCCGCTGCCTCCGCATCACTCGCGGCATTGTCAGCGTAGGTCTGCGCAGTGGTCAACTTCGTGGTCGCGTCCTGCTTCGTCTCATAGGTTCGGGAAATATCAGCCGAAATACCCTGCGCCGACAGACTGATTGCCGTGTTCATTTCCTCCGTGGTGGAGTAGTTGGTCAGCTTATTGTCCGTCGCCGTACTCGCTTGCGACAAAACACCGTTCGTGTAGTCCACCGCAATCAGGTCAGCCGTAACCTTGTACGCAGAAAGCGCGTTGATAACGGCATTGCCGTTGCGGGTAAGGCCGTATTGCCACACGGGGTCGCCGTCGTTCCAGTCGTTCGTAATTGCGAAGCCGCCCGAAGTCATGGTATAAATAACGGTACTCGCGTCAAGCGTAAGCCTGTCGTGGAAGTAATACTTCACACTGCCGTTTTCATCCACGACAAGGGTCTTATACAACCCAAGGGAGTTCGCAATCAGTTCGTTGAGTTCAAGCACCGACTGTTGCCGGGACGTGATCTTGTTATCCGTAGCAACCTTCATCTGTTCCAGAATCGCAGACTGCCACGCAGTCATGCCACTCGGGGTAGCGTACCCACTCGCCTGTGTGGTTTCGCCCTTGCCGTCTATCTTCGTGTTGCCGTTGATCGTGAAGGTGACGTTGGTAATGACGCTTACGTGGGAGTCGCCGTTCTTATCAACGTAATCAATCACGTCCAGCGGGAACAGGTACGGAGAAGGTTTGATCGTCGCGGTATAGGGCCTGTAGGTGAATCCACCGATACGCTGGTATATCGTGTTGACCACCTGTTGCGCGTCATGCTGAATCAGGAAGTTCCCGGTCATGTCCAGCGCGTAGTCCTTCGTACCCGCAAGGTACTGAACCTTGTCTGTGTCCGTAAACGCGATACCCGTAATGGTCACGTCCTGCTCCAACATATCGCTGGAATACCGCTTACTGCTATCAATGGACTGTTCGCAATCAACATACCACTGAAAGCGCAGCTTGCCGTCCCAGTCGATGTAGGCGCACGTACCCATGATCGCCGCCGCCCACCTAATCAGGTTGCGATAGGTAATCGCCTGTTCAGTGGAGGGCATGTTCGACACAAGGTAGTCTTTGTTCGGCAGGTTCACCAACTGCCCGCTTGCCAGCGTCACGCCGCAGATGGTACAGCAGCGGTTCACCAGCATTTCAACCGAAATCGGGAACTGAATCAGGGACGTGTCCACCACACGGTCAAACTTCACCATCCTGTCCAGCGCGGACAAGCTGATAGTCCGTAAGGCCCTCGGGGGTTCGTCCACCGTGAAGTAGCCGCAGGGAATCCAGTGCATGATCGCATGTTCCCACTCGCGGGCATCCCACTTCTTCACGCCGATTTCAACGAACAGTTCAGCACCTTCAAAGGTCGTTTCGTCAAACCTGCCGTCCCGGTTATCCAACTGTATTTTCAGTTCAGCCGCAACTGCCGAACCGATTTCCAGCTTGTCCCCGGACACTGCGCCACGGGTTATAGAAAACCCGCCCTGCAAAATGTTCGCTTCGGTCAGCGCAAGAGTTTCTTGCGTTCCATTGAAGCTGATTCTAACAACCTGTCTGTAATTCTTATTCAGAAGGTTGATAGCTTCGTCAGTAGTTCTATACATTACACTCTACCATCCCTCTGAATAATATTGAAAGACACGTTGCTCCACAGTCCCAGCCGACAGTTATACATAGGCGCAGACCTGTCGCCCACATAGAACTCTCGGGTGACGTAGATACCTTCCATCGCGTCCAAGTAGCAAACCATAATGTACTCGGGGTTGAACGCTTTCAGGATTGCGGACACTTCCTCGTTTTTCAGGTTTTGCCAGCTAAGTTCAAGGTGAACGCACTGCCCTATGCGCATCTTGTCCATAACCGTGTCCTCGGTACGTCCAGCGTCAGCGGCAGAAACGTCGCTCAACTTCCACTGATAAGCGGAGGGGCATTTGACAGCCGCCCCGTCTATCGAACGGATAGGATTGTAGTCCTCCATCAAACACCCCTCCTTTACCCGATAGGAACTACGGTAGTACCGTAAATCCTGTTCTTTCGCTGTGCCGCTTTCGTGAAGTCATCGAAGGACACGTTCGCCGTCAAGTCCTTATCAAGAATCTGACGGAGCAGGTTATTCTGTTCGCGCAGCAGGTCATTCTGACGTGCCGTCGCTTCACTCATGCCCTGCCGTACACTCTCGGTCAAGTCCTCGTCCATGCCCGGAAGTCCAGCGCGTACCTTGTCAGCCAGTGTGTCCATCCACTCGGTATGAGTTTCCAGCGGCAGAACCGCTTCGCGCCCAGCTTCACCACCCATAAGGGGCTTGCCAGACAACATACCAAACAGAGTCGGGTCATTCAGAATACCGCCAGCGGCAAGGTATTCTATCCTTCGCCAACTGACACCAGACAGGTTCGGACTCCAAGACCAGCCACCCCATGTACCCGCGCCGAAAGGCAACGTGATTCTCGGGGTCGAAATGGTCAAGGCACTGTTAATGCCGTTGATGATCTTGTTGATTGCACCTTCGACTTTACCTATCAGTGTGTTCAGGAAACCGATAACACCATTGATGGGGGTTTTCAGCTTTTCCTTCAAATCACCGAAGATAGTACCGAAGCCGTTTACAATCTTCGTCCATGCACCATCCCAGTCAACGCTGAAAGTGCGGTTCACCCAGTCGATAACATCCGTGAAGCACTTCTTCGCCTTGTCCCATGCGCCAGTGATATTACCGCCGATGTTCTCGAAGATGGACTTCGCGTTGCCTTTGAGAGTGTCCCATGTATTTTTCAGGTTGGTCGTGATGGTAGTCCACTTGTTCGTAGCACCTGTTTTCACGGTTTCCCACGTCGTGGAAATCTTGTTCTTGATCGCGTCGAACTTTTCAGTCGCACCCTTCTTCAAAGTGTCCCACTTCTCCGAAACAGTGGTCTTGATAGAGTTCCACTTCTCAATCGCCCCGGTTTTCAGGTTGTTCCAAGTGGTCGTGACAGTAGACTTGATTGCCTCAAACTTTTCAGCGGCCCCGGTTTTCAAGTTCTCCCACGTTGTAGTAACAGTGGTCTTGATCGACTCCCACTTCTCGCTTGTCCACTGCTTGATATTTCCCCATACCTCACTGATCTTCTCGCCCAGCTTTCGCGCTGCCT